GTGTGATCGAAAGCCCGCCCTACACGCCATTACCGCCTTACCCGTCCAACGCCGACGCAGTTGGATGCGATGAGTCGGACGATGAATAGGCCCCTAGTGGCCCCGGTTAACGGGCCTCCGATTCCGGGCGGCCGTTCCGACGGGGTACCCTGCCGGCCGCCCCGCATTGCCGGGCGAGATGCGCCGGGGCGGGGGGTACGGGGGGCGGGGGGTAATCGCGGGGGGCGATGGTCCCGGCAGGTGTCACACCCGCAACTTTTCCCGACCGGACCTCATTTTTTTTTCACCCCTCCAAAACCTCCGAGGTTTCAATGACCCTGTTCGAGCAATGCGTTGAGGCGGCTGACCAGACCGACCTGGTCGATGGCCTGCCGGATTACATCGAGATCACCCGATCCGTGCTCGAGTGCCTGCGCGACAATACCGGCTCGCCGTACACGGTCGACGAGGTGACGCGGGTGTTGGCGGAGGGTGCGGTCGTGGCGCCGTACGTCGCATGACCACTGTCCGTCGTTCCATCCCGACCACGCGGCCGGAGCCGACGCTTGAGCAGCGGCTGGCCAGGGCTGCCCGCAAGACCGAGTTGGCGGCGTTGGCCGCGGCTGCGGCTCAGGCGGATGCGACCGCGGTAGATGATCGCGTCGATGACGTGCTGGCGGGCGACGAGGCGTTCACGGGTCTGAATGTCGGCGGGACGGACGTGAAGCCGTTTCTGGATCTGACGGACGGGGAGAAGATCACGGACTCGGCGGCGCTGGATGACGGGCTGGTTCCGACAGCCAAGGTGGCGAGTTCTGCGATTACGGCCGGCGCGACCTCCGCGGTCGGCGGGGTCGTGGCCTTGAACGCGGCGCTTGAGACGACGATTGCGAGCCGGACCTATACGACGACGGGTGGTGAGCTTGAGATTCAGGCCAACTTCCACCTGACGGTCTGGCACCCGACGGCCGGCGGTGTCTCGTGCCGGGTCCGCATGTACCGGGACTCGACTGTGATTTTTGACAAGACCTTTGTGGCGATCAGCGGTGACTTGATCCAGGGCTGGCAGACGCCGCGCGCGGTCGAGACCCTGTCGGCGGGGACGTACACCTACAGCGTCACGGCGCAGGCAAGCGTCAGCAACTACGAAACGGGCGAGGCCGATGCGGCGACCGTGTCCGTACGGGAGTTCAAGCGGTGACCTTGTGCGTTGAGGGTGCGAGGTCGAGGCGGCGATGTGCGGGCATGCAAACGCGCGCGCACGAAGGCTGGGGTGGCAACGGATGACTCTGCATTCGGACGCGCGAAAGTTGAACTGGGCGATGATTGGCGTGATCGTCGCGCTGGTAGCTCAGGCGACGACGCTGGTCTTCTGGGGTGGCGGGATCAATCAGCGCGTCTCGACCCTTGAGCGCACGGTCGCGCCGCTGGCGGATGGGACGCTGGCCCGGCTGGATGAGCGGACAGAGGCCATGCAGAAGCAGCTTGACCGCATAGAGCGTGCGCGATGACCGACCACACCGCCCTGCCGGACCATCCGATCCGCACGCACTGGGCGTGGCAGTGCTTTGACCGTCTGTGGCGGCCGTCTGCTGGATGGGTCGTCGTTGCCGGACTGGCCTACGCCGGCGTGATCGGCCCCGCAATCCAGCGCCCCATGCCGGAGGGCTACCTCGTCGCCTGGCTCACCTTCTGCGCGGCGATGCTGGGCCTCAAGACCATCGAGAAAATCCGGGGGGTGGCGTGAGTATCTGGATGCCTTACGCGCGTTCGCTGATCGGCGTGCGCGAAGTCCCCGGCGCGGGCAATAGCGCCACGATCATGGGCTGGGCCAAGCGGCTCGGCGCGAAGGTTCTCGGCATCAGCTACGCCGCCGACTCCGTCCCGTGGTGCGGCCTGTTCTGCGCGCACGTCATGGACCATGCAGGCATCAAGTCCCCGCCGATCGCCGTCCGTGCATCGGAGTGGGGCAAGTGGGGCCGCAAGTTGCTGGCTCCCCGACCTGGCTGCATCCTGACCTTCACGCGGGCCGGAGGAGGTCACGTCGGCTTCTATGTCGGCGAGGACGACACACACCTGCACGTCCTTGGCGGCAATCAGGGCGACGCCGTCTCGATCACCCGCATCGCCCGCAATCGCCTGTCGGAGATGCGCTGGCCGAATGAGATACCGCTGCCCGTCGCTCGGGTTGTCAGGCTGAAGGCCAACGGCACGCCGATCACGGTGAACGAGCAATGACCGACTTCCGCGACATGCAAGACGCCCCGCAAGATGGGACGTGGATTGTCGGCATCGACGAGGACGGGCGCGAGGCCCGAATCCAGTCGCGCATCACGCATCCGCTGTGTCCGACCGTCAGACACTGGGGGGAAGGCGAGGTCGTGATGGAGGGGCACTGGGAGCGCAGCAAGTGCTTCTATCCTGTCGCGTGGAGGCCGGAATGACCCGCTACCTGCTCGCTGCATTGGCCGTGGCTCTGGCGCTTGCCGGCGTGCAGTCGTGGCGCGTCGACCGGCTCAAGAACGAGCTGATCGAGGCCAACGCCGAACTCAAGACCCTGCGTGACTTCAAGGTCGCTGCGCAGGATGACGCCCAAACCCAGGCCGATCAATGCCTGGCCCGCGTGAACGAGGCCCGTCAGTCGGCCCGGCGCATCGAGACCATCATCGAGAGGCCGATCCATGTCGATCCCCAAGGCTGTGCTGTGCGCGAGCTTGTTCCTTCTGGCGAGTTGCGCGACGCACTCCAACCAACCGCCCCTGCCGCCTAGCCTCTGCACCGAGGTCCGGCCGGAGCCTGTGCTGCCGGATAGCGCCGGTCTTGTCGCTCCCGTCACCAATGCCGAGAAGGACGCCACGCGCGACCTGCTGGCATGGGCGTCCGAGGTTCTGGACTGGGGCCGTGAGGGCTGGGGCCGGGCCGGCACGGCGCGGGAGTTGTGCGAGTGACCGGCCTCCGGTTCGTCCCGCCGCAGGACGCGGTGCCGACCGAGGCTCTGCTCCGCTTCTGCGAGACGGAGCGCCAGCGAGAGTGCGTGCAGGCCGTCATTGACATTGGCAGCATTACCCACGCCGCCAGACACCTGAACACGGACGACCGCAGCTTCCGACGGATGCTGGCGCAGATCCGCGCCCGCGCTGCTGCGCAGGGCCACGCGCCTGAGTACGGCATGACCGAGCAGGTGCCGGACGGGTTCAAGCTCAAAGGCCGATCTGTCCTGCGCAAACTGGATCCGGTCACCGGCCAGCGTGTCGAGGTGCTGTCCTGGGACAAGTCGAGCGCGGACGATGAGCGCCGGGCTGAGATGCTGCGGGAGGCGTTTGCCGCCCTCAGCGAGGAGGTGCCGCGCGTTGCGTCCATAGCCCCGCCGGCGAGCACCAACGAGGCGCTGTGCAACCTGTTCACCCTGACCGATTCCCATGTCGGCATGCTGGCGTGGCGCAAGGAGGGCGGGGCCGACTGGGACATGCAGATCGCCGAGGACACGCTGGTCGGCTGCTTTGAGCAGATGGTCGAGCGATCGCCCTGCGCCGACACCTGCGTCGTCAACCAGCTTGGCGATTTTCTGCACTATGACGGCCTGCTGCCGGTGACGCCGGGCCACGGGCATGTGCTGGACGCCGACGGACGGTTCTCCAAGATGGTCCGCACGGCGATCCGCATTCTGCGCCGGGTGATTGATCTGGCGCTCTCCCGCCACAAGACCGTCTTTGTCGTCATGGCCGAGGGTAACCACGACCTTGCCTCGAGCGTCTGGCTCCGCATCATGTTCGGCGCCCTGTACGAGAACGAGCCGCGCGTGAAGGTCATCGACAGCGAGCTGCCTTACTACGTCCACGTCCACGGCGAGACCATGCTGGCGTTCCACCACGGGCACCTGAAGAAGAACGACGGCCTGCCCCTGCTGTTCGCCGCTCAGTACCCGCGCGAGTGGGGCGCGACGACAAAGCGATACGCCCACACCGGCCACCGGCATCACGAGGAGATCAAGGAGCACAGCGGCATGAAGGTGACGCAGCACTCGACCCTTGCGGCGCGCGACGCCTATGCGGCCCGCGGCGGCTGGCACAGCGACAGGCAGGCCACGGCCTACACCTACCACAGTCGGTGGGGGCAGGTCGGCTCTGTGACCGTCTCGCCGGAGATGGTCGCATGATCGTGGCCGGCACACCCGAGCACGCTGTCTGGCAGGCAGAGCAACTGGTCAAAAACAAGAAAGCCTCCGCCAAGCGCGCACGCTGGGCCGCGCGCCTTGGCCGCCCGTTCCCGAGATCCGCGACCGACCTGCGGCCTGATCCGGGCACCCTGGACGTCGACGATGTGGAGATGGGGTAGGATGGACGACTGGGACGACGAGGACTGGCTGCCGTGGTTTGAGACTGGCACCTGCTACGATCTGAGCGGGCAGGAGGAACCGCCACGGTTCAAGTCCGTAAGCCCCGCCGCCCACCGCGCCTTTCAGATCGGCAAGGCCATGAAGGCGCGAGATGCCGCCGAATCGCATCGCGGCCCGCTCGGCTTTCACCGCCCCGTGCGTTGAGGCAGCCCCACCCCGACCCCCTCCTACACACAGGAGGGGCGCATGCTGAAAACCCTGATCGCAGCCTTGGCTGTCACGCTCATACCCACCATGTCAGGCCCCTCCGCCTCTACGCAGGAAGTCCGGCTCTTTGTGCCCTCGCCTGAAGCGGTCGAGGCCCCGCCGGCCAAATACGATCATGCCCCTGACCAGCCGTTCGTCGTCATCGTCGGCACGCCGTATCAGGTGCACATGGCGTGCGGTGGCCAGCCGCCCCCGGCGCGGGACATCATCATGGCCTGCACCTTCATGCCCAGGCGCGTGATCCTGCTGCCGCACTGTCCGGCCGAGCAGGACGCCTATTGCGGCAAGCTCCTGCGTCACGAGATTGCGCACCTCAACGGCTGGGTTCACTGACGGTGCGTTGAGCGACCCTTGGGCTTGCGGCGTGGTGTCCACGAACAGGAGACCCAACGATGCCCGTTGTGCGCAACCCATTCGCTGCCGGTGATAACGGCGCTGCAGACGACGCGGTGGCGATCACGCCGTCCGACACGACCTATTTTGCGATCTGCCGCGGCATCTACGTCGGCGTAGGTGGCGACGTCGTCGTCATCACCGCCCAGGACAATGCGGTGACGTTCAAGAACGCTGCGTCTGGCACGGTGCTCCCGGTGAACTGCCAGCGGGTGAACGCCACCAGCACCACCGCAACGAACCTGGTCGCCCTCTACTGATGCTCGGGATCGGCATAGATCTCGCATCGCTTTCCAAGGCTGCCATTTTCCACGACTTCCGCGCCGCCATGCCCGCAGGCTCGACCTACACGCGGGTCGGCGCGGCGACCGCGCTGACAGCGGCAGGCGTGATCGAGACGTTTGCGGAGGATGCGCCACAGCGGACGGATCGGGGCCTTGCGCTAGAGCCTGCCGCGACCAACCTTCTGCGGCGCTCGCAAGAGTTCGACAACGGTTCGTATGCCAGAACCAATATCTTTGGTGTGACGGCCAACGCCGTTATCGCTCCGGACGGCACAACGACCGCTGATACCGTGGTCGCCAGCACGGCCAACGCGCAACACCGCCTCGATCAGACGCCGGTATCGTCGGCAGGAACGCAGACGTATTCCATATTCGGTGTCCCGACGGGTTACGGGTTCGTCACTCAACGGCTGGGCACGGTCGGTTCCGGGGTGGTGTTTGACCTCAACACGGGCACGATTGTCGGCAATGAGGCGGGCGTTACGCCATCCCTGCTGGCGGTATCCCGCAGCTTCTACCGTAGCGCTGTGGCGATTACGGGCGTGGCCGCGAACGCGATCGCGCGCGTCAACATCAGCCCCACCTCCAACGTCACCTTCGCGGGCGACGACGTTTCCGGTGTTACTCTGTGGCAGGCCCAACTTGAGCTTGGCTCGGTCGCAACGTCTCCCATCGTCACGACAGGCACAACGGCATCACGCAGCCTGCCGGTGTTCACGGAGCCGGTTCCTGCCGGCCACACCAGGGCGCTGCTGACCTATGCCGACGCCACGACGACTCTGGTCACAGGCCTGACGCCGGGCGGGACGCTTGACGTTGCGACCGCTGTGATCGGCGCGAGCAAGGGTCGTTTTGGTGCGTCGGAACTGGTGTCGCGGACCTGGCTGCCGTAATCCTCGTGCGTTGAGCCCATAGCCAGCGCCGCGCCTTCTCCGCGTATGGCCCGCAAGGCAGCATCCCAACCACCGCGCGAGCCGATCCGCTTTGAGCCTGATGGCCGAATCCTGTCGGCGTTCCTGCTCGCGGACAATGAGTTCGACATCATCCAGGGGCCGATCGGCTCGGGCAAGACCGACGCCGCGATCATGCGCCTGTTCCGGCATGCAAGTCAGCAACCGCCGCAAGGCGATAAGGTCCGGCGCTCCCGCTTCGCCATCGTCCGCTCGACCTTCCCTGAGCTGAAGACGACGACGATCCCCTCGTTCGTGAACCTGTTTCCCGAGGGCTCGGAGGCGCAGGGCGGCTTCGGCGAGATGTCGTGGTCGCCGCCGTTCACCTACCACATGCGCTACGGCGACATGGAAGCCGAGTTCATCTTCCTCGCGCTGGACAAAGACGACGATGTCAAGAAGCTGCGCTCGCTGCAGTTGACCGGGATCTATTTCAACGAGCTTCAGTACATCAGCCTGATGCTGGTGACGGAGGGGTTGTCGCGTTGCGGCCGCTATCCGTCCGTCAAGAACGGCGGGTGCAACTGGTCCGGCGGCATCGCTGACATGAACGCGCCCGAGAGCCTGCACTGGGCGCCCATCATGTTCGGCAAGGCGCCCGTGCCGGACCACTTCACGCCGGACGACGTGCAGAAGCACCGCCGCCCGCCCGGCTGGTGCCTGTATGTCCAGCCGCCGGCGCTGCTGGTGCTGGACGATGCGCTGAAGGCCTCTGGGCTGGAGCCGCTGAATCCGGGCGACGAGGTCGAGTACTGCGTCAACCCTGGCGCCGAGAACCTGCGCTGGCTTAGGCCGGACTACTACCCCAAGAAAATCCACGGCGTGACGCGCCAGTGGATCGACGCCAACTGCCGCAACATCGCCGCCAGCCAGATGAAGGGTAAGGCGGTGCACCCGCTGTTCCGCGGCGAGGGTGAGCGCAACAGCCACGTCAGCCCGAACGCGCTCAAGTTCAATCCCGAGCTGGAGCTCTACGTCGGCATGGACTTCGGCCTGACGCCGGCGGTCGTGTTTGGCCAGACCATCCGCGGCCGCGTCTTCGTGCTGGGCGAGCTCTACGCCGAGGGCGTCGGCGCGGTGAGCTTCGCGCCCGTGGTCAAGCGCGAGATCCTGCGCCGCTTCGGCGGCCTCGATCTGGCGCGCGTCAAGTTCATCGGCGACCCTGGCAGCGCCGTCCGGTCACAGACCGACGAGCAAACCCCGTTCGACATCTTCCGCCAGCAAGGCATGCCGGTCCGACCGGCCCCCGGCGCCAACCGCTTCTCCAAGGTCGGCGGGCGCAAGGAGGTGGTCGACAGCCTGCTCGAGCGTCAGGTCGACGGCTATCAGGCGCTGATGATTGACCCCGGCTGCCGCATGCTGGTGCAAGGCCTGAGCGGCGGCTACCAGTTCAAGGTCACCAAGTCCTCGTTCGGCGAGTTCGTCTCCGACGACGTCGTCAAGAACCAGTACAGTCACACCTGCTTTGTGGCCGGGACGTTGGTGAGCACGCCGTCCGGCCGCGTGCCGATTGAGACGCTTCAGCCCGGTGATCTCGTCCTGACCCCAAATGGCGCGCAGAGGGTCGCGGCCTGCATGAACCGCCCCGCGTCCGACTTGGTGCAGGTTCATCTCTCCAATGGCCGCAAGATCACTTGCACGCCCGAGCATCACTTCGCTGTTGATGGCGTGCGTTTTGTGCGTGCTGATGCTTTGCAGTATAATGATCTCCTAGTCGGAGAATGTGATTCATGGGCAGACCCGCGAAGTACCCAATCCAAGAGTTCAACGGGCGGCGCTATTACCGTCGACCCGGCCCCAGCGGTTATTACCGCTGCGACCCCAAGTTTGGCGGGCGCTACATGCATCGCGTCGTCTGGGAGCACCATCACGGGCCGATCCCCGATGACCATCATATCCACCACGTCGACGGAGACGCAGCCAACAACGCAATCGAAAATCTGGAGGCGATGCACGCGGAGGATCACGCAAAGCACCACTGGATTCACGACGGACCTATGCCGCAAAACTGCGCGGGGTTTCTGGCTACCATGCGGCTCAAAGCTGCTGAGGCAAAGAAGTGCCCAGAATATCGCCGACGCGCCAGCGCCGCCGCCAAGCTCGACGCCTCAAAGCGCGAGCCTCAGCAACACGAGTGCGTCTGGTGCGCTAAGCCCTACTGGGTCAAATACGGCTACAGAAAAAAGGGCTTCTGCTCCATGTCCTGTCAGGGCATGGCCCGCAGGGCTTCCGGCGTGGATGACGTGGATCGGATCTGCGTTCAGTGCGGCGTCGGCTTCCGCACCAACAAATATTCAAAGGTCACGCACTGCTCCAAGAGTTGTTCGGGTCGAACCGCTGCGGCTCTACGGCTCGCTACCCGTCTATGACTTAGAGGTCGAAAACGAGCACGTCTTCTACGTGGAGGGCGCGCTGGTCTCGAACTGTGACGCGTTCCAATACCTCCTGCTGGGTATGGGCGAGGGCGGGAACCTGCTGTTCGGTGCCGGCCGCAACGTCGCCGCAGTACAGACCAAGGTGCAGGCGCGGGTGTTCGATCGCGGATCGCGCGCGCCGCTGTTCCGGGCCCGGCGATGATCGAAACCGACGACGCTCTCTCGGGCATGCCGCCGCATTGGTATGTCGCTTTTTACGACGGCGATCGGCGGTATTGGTGGTCGAGCCTGTGCCGCGTTGGCTTTCGCCACGTCGCCGCGTTCGGCTATTGCGCCGAGCAGGCCGCGTGGCTGCTGTACGACGTCACGACCCGCCGTACCCTGATCCGCATGCTGACGCCCAGTCAGATGGACGCATGGGTCGAGGCCTTGCCGGACAACCGCCGCATCGTCGCGTTCGAGCCGGTCGGCGAGCCTGTTGAGCCCGGCGTCCGCATTGGCTTCTGGTGCACGCCGGCGGTCGCGCATCTGGTCGGCGCGCGGTCCCGTGCGTTGAGACCGGAGGCCTTCTACCGCGATCTGATTGCTCAAGGTGCGCGACCCGCGTTCGAGAGCAGGCAGGCATGAGGACTCCGAAGGTCACGCTTCCCGAAGAAGATCCGGCCACGAAAGCCGCGCGCGAGCGTGAGGAGCGTCGGGCTGAGAACGCGCGCACCGAGGAGACCCAAGCCTGGCTGCTGGGGGCAACCGGACGGCGCAACCGCCGTTTTGGCTCGCTGCCCGGCGGCGGTGGCGGGTCCGTCCCGATCGTGGGCGGCCCGATGACTCCCGGCGTCGGCTCGCCCGGCGGTTCAGGCGCGGGGTCTGGCACCGCTTTCGCCGGCGGCTCGCGTTTCGGCTCCGCTGACCGCAGCCTCTCGGTGATGTACTGATGGCCAACGCCAAACAGATCCTCGCCCGCGTTGCCGCAGCGAGGCAGGACAAGGCGCGTCACGCGACATGGATTGACGAGACGCTGCGCCTGGCGCTGCCGACCTATCGCCGATGCAACGACCGATCCGACTCCTCGCTCCGCATTGAGGAGCAGGACGACCAGTTCGACAATGAGCTCGAGATCGTCGCCGAGGATTTCGCGTCGGACATGATCTCGACCTTCACCCCGCGCCACGAGCGGTGGGTGATGTTTGAGCCGGCGGACGACCTGTCGGAGGGGCAGAAGCGCGAGATCGCGCCTCAGCTCGCCGCAATCGGCGACGCCGTGTTCGCCGAGATCGAGCGGTCAAACTACTGGGACGCCGCGCAGGAGTGCTTTGCGTACTGGGGCGTGTCGGCGATGGCGGTGGCCCTGTCGGACATGGGGCCGCTGAACCCGCTGCATTTCCAGCCGATCGAGATTCCCGACCTGCTGATGGAGCGCGGCCCGGACGGGTCCGTGACCGGCAAGTGGCGCGAGATGAAACTGACCCAGGCGGAGCAGAACATGCTCTGGGGCGCGTCGATGGGAAAAGAGTTTCCAGCGTTCAACGGAGTCGGCAAGGACAAGAAGCAACGGATCGTCGAGGGCTGTGACCGCGACTGGTCGACGCCGGGCGTTGAGC